GGTGTTCCCCCACTGTTGAGCTGCACCTTCCCGCTCTCTTCGTGCTGAAGATTCAGCGATTCAACGTCAACTTCATTCGGAGACGCTAGTCCGTAGTTGATGATATTGAACCCCGTCTGCGGCACGGCCATGTCCCATCCTATGGCCTGGAAACCATCTCGCGTGATTGTCCAGTGCGACCTGACGGCAAACCCAAACGTGACCTTGAACCCACGAAACGTCGTGTTCCCAAACTGCTCGACTACGGCGCTCGACGAGATGCTTTGCAGCATACAGCAGTGAATCCCGACAGAGAGATTGCTGAACGTGAATGCGTCACTGTTGACATAGCCGCAGTAGGCCAGGAGCTGGCTCATGTCAGACGCCGAATACTGGTCGATGTTGATGTTTACGACCGGCTCGAGTCGCGTCACGCCGTCGACAAGATCGCCGACGGGGTTGGCGGCTGGAACCCACGCCCCAGACACGCCGCCCGACACAGGCGAGCCGCCCCACGCCGCGATCTCCGTCAGCGAGGTCGTCATGGAGTAGAGTGCGGGACGCTGGGCGGGCGGCTGCGAGCCCGGGTCTACGCTGCCGATTCCGGCGCTCGTTCGATACTGCGCCGTGACGATCCGCACCATCCGGCTTTCGCCGTCCGCTTTGACATCCAGGCTGACGCACGGGATCGGGTTCGCCGACCCAAGCGGGTCGCCGATGTTGACGCCGACGGCTTGGGCTATGTTGAACGACTCGTTCGGCGAATTGAGGAGAATCTTCCATGTGCGAGTGGCCTGATCGGCGAGCGCTCCGCCATCGGAGCTTCGGCTGAACGACTTGCCCTGTGCGAGTTCGGAGACGAGCTTTGGCATCAGAGAAGGACTCCTGGGTTGTTGGCCTTGAGGTCGTTCCTGATCTCCTCAAGGTAGCCAGACTGCTTCTGCAACTCGGCAAGATTCACGTCCTTCGCCGAATCTTCGCCGCGGAGAAGTCGGGTAAGTTCGCTGGCACCCTGGCTCGTTGACACGTCGGAGACGTTGAGGGCGGCGCGGGATGGGCCTTGCAGGGCGGCGGTCTGCCGCTCGTCTTGGAATCCCTTGAGCATTGGCGCGACGGCTTCCATCTGGTTCCTGAAGGCTTGGCGGAGGAAGGCATTCGGGTTCTCGCCTTTTCGCCGCATTTCGTCAGCGCGGGCGTTAATGTCGGCTCCAGCTCCTTCCTCGTACTCCTTCCTGAACCGTTCGCGAGCGGTCATGCCGAGGTCGCGGCCTCGTCGGGCGCGGTCGCGATCTCTCACGCCCTGCTGCTCTGCGTCGATGGCCCACTGCTCCGTCTCAGTGCCTGCGGCGATCACGTCCTCGTTTTCTCGTCGCATCCCGCGATTGCTGCTCTGTAAGTCCCTCCTCTCGTCCCTCTCCTCCTTCGTCAGGCCGACTCTGGCCTCCTTCTCGGCAAGCTCGGCGAGCCTGCTGTCATTTTCCGCGATTGCCTTGTTGTTGCCGGCAACTCTTGGATCGCTCTCCATCTCCCTTCGTGCGTTGTCGAGGTTGTCTTGCAGCTCCTGGGCACGCTGCCGGTCGAACCGAAGGTTCTCCTCGGCCTCGTCTCGCTCCTTCTGGGCATCGGCGTTGGGATTGTTGATGTACCGCTCCCGGGCCTCGTTTGCCTGTCTCTCGCTGTCTGCGATGATCTGATTGGTAGCGTCCATTCGCCGCTTGAACGTCGGGTCTTCGGCGGCCCTCTGCCTGCTCTTCTCAAGCTCCTTCTCGCGGGCTGCGATGCCGTTGTTGATGGCGTCGAGCTGCGCCTGCTCGGCCCTCGTGAGGCCGCGGGCGAGTTGCTCGCGTTGCCGGATAAGCTCAATTTCGCGCTTTCTCGCGGCATCAAGTTCCCCCTGCTCTGCGGGGCCAAGACCACCACCCATCGCAGCCTTCGCCTCAAGGTCTTTCCGCCGCTGGGTCGCTGCCTCAAGCTCGCTGTTGATCACTTGCATCTGCGGGTCGGATTGAATCTGACGGCGGCGGTTGTCTAGGTTGTCCTGTGCATCGGCCACCAGAGCACGGTCGTCGATAAGTCGCCGCTCGGCGGCCTCTCGAGCCTCGAAGCCGCCGGCTCGGAGCGGGTTTTCCTCGAAGGCTTTCTGCGCCGCATCCGCGCCCTGCTCAGACTTCTGCAACGCCGATTCGCCGACTTTGCGAATGCGGGACAGTGCCGCCTCAATCGCAAGAGCTGCCTCGGCGAATGCGGCGGCTGCCTCGGAGGCTTTCTGTGCAGCATCCAGTGCCGCCTCGGCGTTCTTGATCTCGACATCGACGCCCTTCGCCGTGGCCGCCTCAAGCTCTTGGCGAGCCTCAAGCTCTTCGTCTATTGCCGCCACAAGAAATGCTGTAGTACGCGCGCTTTCGTTCTTGAACCGCTCATTCCCCTGAAGCGAAGAAAGTGCGGCAGTCGTTCGCTCGCCGCCGAAAGTGCGACCGAGCCTCATCTCGCGGGAGCGATTGCGAATGTTCGCCTGCTGTGCCTCGACCTCGGCGACGTTCTTTTTTGCTTCGTCTACCTTCGCTTGCTTCTTCGTGGGGTCTGTTTCCTTCTGGGCGTCCTCGAGCGCCGTGTAGGCACCCTTGAGCTTCTTTGCGTTCGCATCCAGCTCGCGTTGGAATGCGGCGGCATTGGGCACGCCCTTGCGGATTGCCTCGGCAACGTCCTCTTGGGCCTGACGAATCTGGGCGGCAGGGCCGCGGGATGCGTCTGCGACTTGGTTTGCTGCCCTGTCGATTGCAGTCGCCAGGGGCTGTTCAAGACTTCTCAGCGTCTGCTCTAGCCCGAGGATTTCTTTACGGGCCACCTCGGAGGTTGAAAACCCAAGCGTGCTTCCTTCTGCTGCTTTTGAAGAAAGGTCGACGATTTGTTTTTCAATCGCTGCCATTTGTGCGCGGATGGCTTCTGGAGTCGTGCCGTCTGGTATGGCAGAGGTTGCGGCCTCCGCGCGATCCCTCACTGCCTGCTCCGCCGCAGCGCGACCAGCTTCGTCGCCACGCCGGGGGCCGAGCGCCGCGATTCCAACGCGAACCATCGATTTCCTGATGCGTGTGCGGGCCTCGTCTGGCGCAACAACCCTGTCGACGGCCGCTTCCTTGGCGAGCTTCTCTCGCTCCCGTGAGGCTGTTAGCTCTCGCTGGATCGCTATCCTGCGGCCAATGTCTGTTTCAGACTCAAGCTGCTTTTGCCGTTTGTTCTGCTCTGCTCTTTCGCGTTGCACTGCTGGGTCTATGTCGGCAATGCGGTTCTCTCGAGACTCTCTCTGCTTCTTCTTGATGTCTTTCAACTGCTGCGAGAACTGAGAGGCTTGCTCGCCGCCTGCTGAGAATGTCCCCCGAGAAATCGCATCGCCGAGCGATCGGAAAGACTGCGCAAGGTCTTCGACGATGCTCTTCTGGCGAACCAGTGCGTCGTTGAGTGCTTTCGTCTGATCTTCTGCGGTTCGTCCGTTGTTTGCCCACTTAATCAGCCCCACGGCAGCCTGACCAGCGATTACGGCCCCGAGACCGACGAACAGCCCCGTGGTGCCGCCGAGGATGAATGCGAGCTGCGTGACGTTGTTGCTGACGGCGCGGAGCTTAAATTCCAAGCCACCTGTCGAAGACAGGAAATCATCGACGGCGAATGCGGCCTGATTGAGCGCCAGGGCGAACTTGTCGGCACCAGCCCTGCCAACGTCGCCGACGCTTTTCTTGAACGCCTTCGCCTGCGCCGCAGTAAGCTTTCCTTCTGCAACTAGTGCCTCGCCGATCTTGGCGATCAACCGATCAAGTTCTTTCTGGCGAGCAGCGGACGTTCCAGACTTCGCCGCGTTCGCCGCGGCAGCCGAGTACGCATTAAATGCGTTTGCTACAGGGCCTCTCGCCGTCGCGCCGACTTCAAGGAGCTTCGCCCGGATGAACCCAAGCTGCTTTTCAGTCTTCGCGATCGACGCGTCGTTCAACGCTTCGCCGAGTGTGCCTCCGAGCTTCGACGCCTGACCAGCTCTGGTGAGCACCCTCTCCAGGCCGGCAGCCTTCTTGATGACTGCGTCGATCTCGTCGGCCGTGGACGCGGGGGTGAGCTTCTGAAACGCATCGCGCACCTTATTGATGGCAGGAATGAACTGGGTCTGCATCGGCATTGGCAGCTTCTCGAGGCTGCCCTGAAGAGACATTACGGCCGACTGGAGCGATGCAACTTTCCTCTCAGCCGTGCCGAAGTCCGCCCCCAGCGAGTTCGAGACGGCTTTTGCTGGCGTGCCAGCAGTGGCCGCAGCAGCAATGGCGTTCGCTCGCGCAGCCGCAGCGTCAATCCCCCTCGCCGTCGGCGCAGGCGCGCCTGGTTTTGAAGCTGCCTCAATGCGAATCTTCTCCGCGTTGAGGTCGCCCTCCAACTTTGTCTTAAGCGACCCGGCCGGCATCTTCGCAATCGCGGCGTTCGCCGCTTCGACGGACTTGCGGAGTCTGTCGATCGGTTGGCTGGGGTCTCCGATCTTGTCTGCAATCGAGCCCAGCGACTCCTTCAGCGTGTCGACGCTCTTTTGAGCCTTGTCCGCTTTGACCTTGATCTCAAGCTGATCGTCAAACTCTGCCTTCAGGGCCGCGATGGCCGTTCTCTGGGCCGCAATGTCTGGCAGACCATTGAAGTCCGTCGCCATGAGCGAACTCAGCGCCGCTCCGAGCCTTGGCGCGACCGCTGCCTTACCGGCGGCGTCCAGCTTTTCCATGCCAGAGATGATCCTCTTGATCTCCGCCTCGGCTTGGCCTGAATTCTGCACCCGCCCCGAAATGGAGAAGTTGGCGTCCTCGCCAATTCCCCTTACTTTTGCACGAAGGTCTTCAAGCTTCTTGTCGGCCTCTGCCGTTTTGACGTTAACCTTGACGCCGCTGCCAATGTCCTGCTTCAGCGCGTCGTATACGGCCTTGAATCTCGCGAGATCGACAACGCCGGTCGCGCTGTCTGGCGTTGCCGTGGTTATCAGTAGGTTGAGCTGCCTCTGTAATCCAGAGCGCTGCGAGTCCTTTAGCTTGTCCATCATCCCGATAACTTCTTGAATCGCAGCAACCGTCTGCTGCGAGTTCACGAAATTTCCAGTGATGGTGAAGTCTGCCAGCGATTGCAGCGACTTCAGCTTCTCTTCCAACTCATTGACGGCGACCTTTGCTGTGCCAGTCTTGACTTGTAGGTCGATCTTCTGCGACCCCTCGTCAACAAGCTTGTTGATGCTGGCGGCTGTCTGATCAAGCTCTCTCTGAAGCGTACCCGCTCGGCCCGTTAGGCCCATTGCGGCAGCGTTCTTCAGTTCAGACAGGATCGCCTCTGCACGTTTCGACTCGACTGCGATCTTTTGCAGGATGGCAGATACGTCTCCAGCATTTGCGCGGGCAATGCCCGACACTGCCATTTGCGATTCGGCCTCGCCGCCGAATTTCACGCCTCGAGTAAGAGCTGAACTGAGCCCAGGCTGCTCGAAAGCCAGCTCGCGGCCAGTCTTGAGATTGCCGACGAGAGCCGCCGCCTCGCTTAACTGCTTGATGGCAATCGTCACGCCGTTGACGCTATCCTCGACGGCCTCGAACCTTCCTTGGCCGATGTCGCATCCTCGCTTGATGTCGTCAGCGAGTGTCTGGGCCTCGTTCTGTGCCCTGCCGAGAGTGGGTATGAAGCCAGCCTGAACCTCTCGTGAGAGCCCAGTGAAGCTTTGCATCGCCGCCTCGAGCGGCTTGTTGATCTGCTGTGACAGCGAGAACAGCTTCTGCGCCCTGTCGAAAGAGGCGTCAAGCATGTCCTTGCCGAGGACATCGATGACCGCCCTTATCCTCTGGGCAGGAAATCGCTGAAGCCTTCGGATGAGATCGTTGAGTTCAGTCTCATCAATCCCGAGCTTCGCAAGCTTCTTCTGGCCGCGGGCTGTGTCTAAGCCGGCCTGAATCTTTTGTAGCTCACGCACGCTTCCGGCCGCGTCGAACAACCGAATATCTCGGTTGCTTATCTCGCGGAGAGCAGACCGAACTTCCTTGATGCTGCTGAAGCCGCTCTGGTCAAGGACAATTTTGACCTGGGTCGCTGAGAGGTCTCCAAGGCGGCCCTTCAGGTCTTCGACGTCCTTAATCGCACCAGCGAATCCCTGGAAGCTAAGTTTAAGGCTGCCGGCGGCTTTCAGAGACCCTTCGAGTCTCTGAAGCGGCGTGTATATGCTCTGAATCGACTTCTCGGCATCACCCATCGCCTTGGTGATGTTCGTCTGCACTTCGCGAGAGAACTTGCGAACGCCGCCAGCCGCATCTTCCAGCTTGGCCTGGAAGTCGGATGTATTGGCCGTAACGATCGCGCTGATCTTGCCGAGATAGCCGTTTGCCATCGATTCATCCTTGAATTGGCGTGTTCAACTTCATAAGCTCGGCCAGAACCTGTTGCTGCGTCTGCTCCGGCTTAATGACGCTTGGTATGAACGCGGCCTCGTCGGGGATGTCGTTCTTCTTGTAGCTCCCTGACGATGCCATGATCACCCTGCACAGTCGCGCCGTCTGGCCCCAGGGGTCAGGCAGCGGCCACCTCTGATCAAATGCGTACCACTCGGCAATCTCTTTGCTGTCAACCTCCTGCAACAGCCTCTTGACGCTCATCCCCAGCGTTGCCGCTAGGCGGAAGTAGAAACGTCGTTCTGGCCGAGCGGCGAATCTTCCCCCAGGGCATCGACTGCCTCCTGCGTGAAGGCATTGAGCTTCCAGCCGGCCTCGAAGAGGCGATTGATCACGACCGATGATTTCTTGCCGAGCACGTCGGCCTCGTCGTCGCTGAAGAGACGCTCGCCATCCTCGTCGCACAGGGCGAGCAGCAAGAAGCGAATGCGGAACGCCTTCATCTTCTGATCGGCGTAGGACTCCTCGAAACGATCGCGGTCGGTGCCGGTGAGGACACGAAGAAACACGTCACCCTTCCACTCGGGGACGGCGAACTTCTCCTTGCGAACGTCGTCGGCTGCCAGGATGCTTTTACGATCAAGTGCCATGTCAATCTGCTCCAGAAAGTGCTTGCGGTGCGGCATCCTGCCGACTATGTGCCTCGATAATCAGTCATGAGAAACTTGAGCGAGCCGCGAACCAGCTCGCCTGCCTGCGCGCTGACGGACGCAGACTCGCAGATCACCCGTCGACTGACTGTGTAGCCAGCCGAGGAGAACGAAAGATTGCCGACCTTCCTGACGAGAGTCTGCGGGTCGGTGGTCGTGGTCAGGAAGTCCACCGTTATGGTGCCGCCGGCCCACTCGCCGGTCGGCACCATAAAAGTGTATCCAAGACCATCCGAAGCGTCGGTCATGTTGGTGACCTCCGCCGTGGGCATCTCCACAGAGATGCCTGTCAGAGTTCCTCTGAATGTCAGGAACGAAAACGTCGCGCCGTGTGCGGTGGCCCCGGCCATGTCGGGTCACCTCCCTGGCGTTAGGCAACCCGCCAAGTCGCGCTGCCCTTGATAAGGTCGCCGAGGGCACCGCCGACAGTCGAGGACTGAAGGGTTGCGCCGCCCGTGAACGATACCGGGCCAGAGATCGCGATTGCGCCGGTCTGAGCCGTAACGACCGTCGTGGCGATGTAATCGCAGGAGATTTCACGCTGCACGAACGTCGGGACGTACTCGCGACGACCACCGACTGGGATGCCCAGGTGCGAACCGTCGGCATTGTCGATCGTGTCGTTGACATTGAAGCTCGTGATGGTGAGCGTCTGACCGCTATAGGTCATCGTCACGCCCATTGCTGCGACACCGGCCATAGTGCGCCTCCTTGCGCTAAAGTCTTATTCAGTGGCCTCAGACCACCGAATCTGAAATAGTTGTCGAACCTCGTATGCAGGCGGGAGCTGGGCTCCCACGGCCGCCGGGTCTAGGAAATCGTCTGTCTCCGACACGAGCCGTATATCACTGATTATAACGCCCGAGAGGGTGCCGATGCGGCCATCCAGAGCCAGTCGCACCTCGTCAGCAAGCTCGCGGACACCGTCATACGACAGAGCCCAGGATGCGATTTGAAGATTGACAACAGGCTGGTAGATCGGCCCGACAAGTGCGGCCTCTCGGGAGATGTTGTTCCTCTTGTAGACGCAAAACGGCAGAGCGGCCGTTTTCGGTACGGCGATCGGGTAGACCTGAAAGCCGACGAGCCTTGCCACGGCAGGCGTTGTGACCAGTCTCTGGAAAACGTGCTTTTCTGGCGAAATGATCATTAGCGCTTGTTTAGGTGAGCGTTGATTTCGGCGAAAAGAAGCGACTGAACCGCTCCAGCAGTGCTTTGGATTGTCTTCTCCATGAGATGATGCGCCGGCATTGGTGCAATCGTCTCACCTGGGTGCAGCGTGATCGGGTGCTGCTCGCCGCTTCGGCCGTCTTTCCCGAGCATGAAGTCACGAGAGTAGCCCGCGCGACCTTTCCCTTGCCGAGTAGGCTCGTCGATGCTGCCCATGAGGAAGTAGTATCCCCGAGACATCCTGGCGAACTGGGCGTCGTTTGACGAGGAGTGCAGCCGCATGCGTCGATTGATCATCGTGTGGACGTTGATGTAAGTGCGTCGACCCTGCGTTCCAGGCTTTCGCCGCCCTGAGCCGAACTCGACCAACCATGCGTGGTTTCCAGAAACGGCTGAATCAGACGAGCCGACTGGGCCTGTCTGTCGCGGGCCTGTGATCGCGACGGCAACTCGAGCGTAGGGACGTTTCTCGGTTGTAACGGAGTCTGCGAGATTTCCCGTAGCCTGCATCTGCCTCGCCGCAGCCGCGTACTTTACTGCTATGGGCCGCGATGCCTTAACGACCGCGTCCATGAGGAGCCTAGGCGCGGCGTTGCCGGCAATTCGCTCCAGTTCCTTCGCCATTTCGCGAATGCCGGCCGTCTGGATGGTGACGAAACCCTTCGTCCGCTCCAGGGACGACTCGCCGCCGACATACCTGGGCGACGGGTTGCTGGATGTAATCATGTCGCTTCCTCCCTCGCCAGTATCTCATGGATTGAGCGGGTCTCTCGCTCAAGCACACTGGAAATCTCCATCACGCGGCCACGCCACAGGAGGCGGTGCTGGTGCGTGATGCCGGGGAAGAACCGAATGCGAATTCGGTGCGTGACCAACGCTCCCGCCTGCTGGGCGGCGAAGTAGTCGGCAGCCCTGACGCCCATGATGCTGGCAGAGACCGTGGCCTCGTCCACCCAGGTCAACGTCGTCTCGCCGAACGAGCTTTGGCTCTCGACCGGCCGCTGGATCGTCACCCGCTCTCGCATGGTGCCTGAGTTGATCATCGATCACCCCATCCAGAGAGCGGTGTAGGTGCCTGATCCAGATGGTGCCGATACCGTGATCGTCGCCGTCACGGGCAGGACGGCCAGCCTGCCCGCCGACACGTTGATGCTGCCGGCCAGCCGCAAGACGCTCGAGCCCGTGTTCTTGACCACAAGCGTCGACAGCGGCGTGGCACCGACGATCTGGACCGCGGCCGTGCCGACACTGCCGTTGATTGTCTGCGCGGTCGTCAAGGACGGTGCAATGTGCTCTGAGAGCACGCCGACAGTCAGAGACGTATCCCCGGCGTCGTGGTAGACGGCGTCAACGTCGATTCTGGCTCGTACAGTCATCGGTAGACCCCCATGCTGGCGGCGGCCAGAAGCGTGTCGAAAGTGTGCGGCACCGACTGCGGAGCCCCGGTGACGGCCGGCTGACGAGTGTCGTACCAGTGGGCCACGAGGAGAAGGATGAGGTGCTTGACGATGGGCGGCGCGGCCTGCCCGTCGTCGCCGTAGCCCGCCGAGTACCGCACCGTCACTGAGTTCTCGTCACCCCGAGTCGCCGGCCACGAGCGAGCCCACTGCGGGTAGATGCGGCCGGGGAGGACGCTGGCGTCCACCTGAAAGTCGGTGGCGCTCGAGAGCTGGCTGTAGGTGCCGTCGCCGCTTCGGTAAGTCACCGTCACCGCACGATCAAGCATCGGCAGCCGCGGCAGGACGATGGCCCAGACTGGAAACAGGTCGTACTTGACCTCCCAGACGGTCGTGCAGATCGTGATGTCCAGAACGTCCTCTACATACTGCCTCGCCACTGCGATCAGTGACTGGATGTAGAGATCGTCTGCCTCTGTGTCGACGCGGCAGTGCTGCTTGGCGAAAGCAAGGCTGACCGGCTCCACGGCCGGCGGGGTAATGCGGACGAGGCTACGGAACGGCGTGATTGACGCTGTCGGCTTCTGCGGCGTTCCGAAGACAATGGTGTCCATTTATCGCCTCTTTTTCTGCACGGTCTTGGTCGTCATGTCGGCCCGCTCGACGGCCACCGGCGCGGCCTCGGCGGTCTCGACCTCCTGAATCAGCCCCCGACGAATCAGGATGTCGCACATCCCAGGAGACCAGTCTTCAAAGACTTGCCCCTTCTCGTAGCAGTCGAAATTCTGGAGGACGCGAATCTTCAATTGACTTGCCCCCAGGCGTTATCCGGTGCTTTCTGGCCGCCGTTCCAATACTCAGTCGTGTGCTGCTGCACCTTGCCGCCCTCGACCGTCCGAGAGGGCCATGTGACCATCAACTCCGCGTGGCCGACGCTGACGTGCGTTGCAAGGCCGAGCTTGTTGCCGCACGCAGCCCAGTTCTTCCAGAAGCCGATGTCCTCATCGACGTGCCCGCCCGTCCACTCGCCGTCGGCGTTCGCCTTGGCGAGGAACCAGGGCTTCTTCATCTTCTTGAGGGCCGCCGTTCGCAGGAACGTCAGGCCGAAGTGGGCGGTCTCAACCGGCTGGACAACCTTCTGGAAGAAGTCGCCGTCCACCGTCGTCTTCTCGTCCACGTCGCTTCCGGCCAGAGCGAACATGACCGCATTGGCCTCCCGCTTGGTCTGGAGCGGCGCGATGGCGTCGTACCCAGAGTGCAGGAGCAACGCCAGCAACGCCTCGACCGTCTTCGAGTTGAAGACGGTGTCGTAGTCGATGGTCAGGATTACGTCGTGCGTGTCGACGACCTGTTCCATCGCTCGCTGAAGGCACTGGCCCCAGAAAGCACCCGTCACCTTGATGGGACTGATGCCGTGAGGGGCCAGCGCCGACGAGACGCAAAAGAAATTGTCGGTGAATCCAAGTCGCGGGGTGCTCATCACCGCCGCGACTTTGATTTCCGCTTCGACGTTACCGACTCGGATCAGCATGGATCGCTCCTTGTGTGGAGCGGGCGCGCCTCCATGCGCCTTTGTCGGCCATCATGGCCGTCCCGCAATTCGGGAATCAGCCCTTAACCCAGCCGATGCAGCCAGCTTCAGTAGCAGTCGTCGGGGCATCGCCGCGAGATAGCCCAGCCGTCACCACCGTGTTCACGCTGACCGCGGGGGTCGCCGTGACCTTGAGGTAACGCTTCTTCGCCTTCGTGTCGACATCCAGCTTCACCACCGCGACGGCCGACGTGTCGGACACGACGGGGATCGTGAAGTCGGTGCCGCCCACGAGGCCGGTCACGTTCGAGTAGGACGAGTTGTCGTCCGACTCTTCAACCTTCAGGACGCTGGCAAACACCGTCGAGGCGTTGCTGGCCCGCATCACGGTCACGCTCGCGTGGTCATAGCCGAGCGTGTCGATCGTCAGGGTCACGGCACTCGAGCCGACCGAAGCCGGGACGGAGGCCACAACCTTTTCATTCTGGGCGTGGATCATGGTCTAGGGGTTCCTTTCCTTGAGGTTTTGGTTGTTAGGCTCAGGACGCCGCGGTCTTGAGGGCAATCACCGGGCCGGCAGTCGTGTTGTCGCCGAGCGAGTGATGGTTGATGTCGAAGCGGAGCGTGCCCTGGAGGAGGAGCTGGTCGGTCGTGGCGTACACTTGGTCGTACATCTTGACCGAGAAGTCCCGGCGACGAGCGTAGATGCTCGACAGGCCGAGGTTCGCGAACAGCACCTTCACCTTGCTCGGGTCGGCACCGAGCGTGCCGTCCATGACGTGGACGAGGTTCACCGGATAGCCGAGGAACTGCTCGTTCACGCCGCCACCGACCTGCTCGACGGTGTTGCCACCAGCCGCGTAGCGGAGGCGGGCCATCGAGGCAGCGAAACCGGCCGGCGAGATGTAGAAGGCTGCACCCTGGCGGGCGTACAGCGGCATCCGGCCGATGAGCTTGATGAAGTCGGTCACGGTCAGGGACTCGAAGCCCGTCGCACCCGTGCCGGCAGTCAGCACGCCAGCGGTGTGAGTGCCGTCGTTGATCTTGGGCACCACGCCGTGAATTCCGCCGCTCGAAGAGTCGCCCGCGCCGAGCCACCCGCACATGTCCTGCTTGAGCGCCAGCGAGGTGCTGAACTCCACTGCCACAGCATCAGCAATCGACACGAGAGCGTCTTCGACGATCTCGCTCGACATCCGAGTGCCAACGGCCAGCTTCTTCGCGATGAGCTGCACGTTCGCGTAGGTGGGCTCGCTCTCATTCACCGCGGTGCCTTCGCCCACGAAGTAGGCTGCGGTGCCCGTAACCCGCTTGGGGATCACGAGGGTGTCGCGGGTCATGGTGACCTTCTCGACGTTGCTCGCGGCAAACGTGCCGTAGTTTTCGACGAGACGAATCACGCGGGCCGCAAACTCTTCGGGGACCAGGGCGCCACCCGACGAGTTGCTGTTCTCGCCCATCGCACGGCTCTCGACGCCGTGATCCTTGCACCAGCGGAGGTCTTCGGCGTTCTTGAAGATGTGAGCCCGCAGCCACCGACCGCAGCGGTAGGCACTCTCGACAGCCTCGGGGCCATCGTTGAACGCCCGAAGGCTGGTGTGGTGAGGCTGGATCGAACGAATCTCGACCTTCTTGTCCTCGATCTTGGCGGCCACTTCGGCAACCGGGGCCGGGGCGGGAGCGGCCTTCTCGACCACCGCACGCAGCTCGGCCTCCTTGGCAGCGATCCGCTCCTCGAACTCGAGGGAGGTCTTCAGGTCGTCGGCCTGGGTGCCGAGCGAGATGAGTTCCTTGGTCTGTTCGGCCGAGCGATCCTCGACACCGGACAGTTCGGTCATGCGGGCTGCGACAGCCGCTGCACGCTCCTGAAGACGCTTGAGATTCGACGCCATGATTTGCCTGCTCCTTAGTTTGAGCCGGCCAATCGCGATGTGCGGCGGCCGGCGGGTGTACCCGCTAGCGCGCCGCGTGCTTGAATCCTCAAGACGCTCGCACTGCTCCCCACGACATCCGTCGTGAAGCAATGTGTCTCTATGTAGACTATCAGCCCTTTGAAACGCCGTGCAACTGAGTGCGAAGGATTGTCGCCTTCAGTGACGCCAGCTTCACGTCGATGTCCATCTGCTCTTTCGCCGCCCGCATGTCTTCAGCGGCCTTCTCGTCGACAGCCGTGGTCGGCTCTGGCTTCTTTTCTTCGCTCATACGCTCCTCGGGGATGATCCACAGTTTGCAGATCGCGTCAGCGGCGATCTCACCTTGCACGATGTAGCATCTGCCTTCCTCGCTCTCGAAGAAGACGCAGTTGCTGCACTTCATGCCGTCCTTGGCAAACGGATTCTCCGTCATGTAGTGGGCGTCGTTCTGCGAGAACTGACCGTACTCTTCGGCGATGGCGTCGTAGGACTCGGCCAGGGCGAGGTTCGCGGGCGAGAGCATGGATTCGTACTCCTCGCCTTCGTCGATGTCGCGATTGCCAGCGGCACGCTCCATCTGCGAGACCTTGGCCTCACTCCAACGCCAGCCGGCGT